AAAACAATTGCGTTTTTTTCTGTTGGGCCAACTGAGTCAGGAGTTCCAGAAGCTGGTGTTCCAGATACCGGTATAGTTGCAGTAAGCATTGTTTGTTTTTTCTCAAACCCAATGTAAAGAGCTTGCATATCAAGTTCAACACTTGCTTGAGAAGGTATGTAGTCTTTTGTAAACTTGTGAAAGTTTACGTTCATTGACCTAATGAATCCTTCAACAATCATCCATTTGGAAAGAACAACACGAATCGGCACTGGAGTAATAAACGCCGTATTACCCAAGTTTGGGTTTAAAGATTGATCAGACCAATTCCATGACGGAGTAGTTACTGTTTCTGTATCTTCCTTATCTTGGTCGTCAGCCGTACTGGGGTCAGCAGCCGGTGGGTTTGCGGCTCGAGCAATCAATGTTTGTTTAACCATATTCAACATTTCTTGGTTAAATCCTTGACCAACTACTGCGTCTAACACCATAATGTCGGCAAGTACACCAAGGCCACATACCCAACTGGGGTCATATTGGTTCTTAATAAAGTACTCAGGATCATTGTTTAGACGATTTACAATCGATCCAACATTGACATCTTTTAATCCACTACCAGACCTAAACTTCTTTGACACAAGTTCAGCTTCTCGATTAAACAAAAGTTTAAAACCGTAAGAAGCCTGACCTGGAATTGGCACCGATAACTGCGCCGGTTCCTGGTTAAAAAAGAATTGAGTGTCATAAGCACTAACAGCAACTTGCCGAACAATAGTGTCTGGTTGAAACTGGAAGTTACAACGACGATTAAAAATCGTAGGAGCATTTTCCATTTTGTCATAGAATTCTTTTAAGCGGCGAATGTATCCTCGTTGCATTCTTACTCGCTCAGGAGCACGTTTTTTGGATCCAAGGTTTACAACAGTGTCTCCGGGGTAAATAAACAGTGGGTTATCTTGAAAACCGGTTGGAGGATTTAATGGTGTTACACTAAAATTAAATCCTTGAGATGCAAGTTTTGCTTGTACGGCTTTGGTGTTTAATTGTGCTTCTCTTGTGTCTGCTGATCCACTTGTTGAATTTTTAATAATGGCAGCATTTTCTCTTTGTATTTTTTGTATTCTTCGTTCTAGTGCGTCACTCATTACGTTGTCCTCAACAGTTCTCGCTTGACTTCTTTTTGCAAGATCCTAGAGATTTCTTGCGCTATACGTTGAGCATCTTGTGCATTACTACCAGTAGAGGTAACGTAAATGTTTGGAGCAATGTTAACACTTGTTCCACCTTGTACAACTATTCCAGAACCCTGGGGAGTAGGCACATTGCCAATTGGGTCTCCGCCACCAAAGCCAAGTTCTTTTGTAATTGCTTGGGCTTTTGGCATGATGGATTCTGTTTTGGCAAGCGGATTTCCATCAATGTTCCATGGCGCATAGTTACCACCACCAAACAGTATGCGAGCAGCTCGTACGTTTGTTTCTGGATCATACAATTCTTCGTTTTTACTAATTTTAAAATACCCACGCCTAGCCGGTCCCATTTTACCCAGCATGTTGATTTGGAACAATCCATATGACAGGTCATCGTCATCGTCTGCCATAGCCCCAGGAATCCAACGTGATTCTCTCCAAGAGATAGCAAGCATGTTGGTTATGTCCTTGCCACGGAATCCTCTTTTGTACAAAAGTCGGGCTACATCGTATGGATCCATTGATTGTTTAGACCCAGCAAGGCTTGGATAGTTGGTAGCCCCAATTTGGTTTGCTACTCGTCGAACCGTTGCTGATTCACCAACACCATCCATCCGAGCAGCAGTTGCTGAGAATGGTTCCCCAAGGATAGAAGAAATACTTAGTTGGCTAAATGTCTCGTAACTGGATCCAAGTGCGCCAGGGGCTCCAATTACCTTGTCACCAATAACTGCTCCGTTAGTTGGCTTTCCACGTGCGTCTACTTCTTGATTGGCAGAATCTTTACTTGTACCAGCAGGTTGCCCCCACGGAGAACCTTGCTTTTCGTATTCGTAACGAGAGTCAGGAAGTTCCGCTGGCTGAACGTGCCAAGGCTCGTTAAGGTTCTTGGCAAATGTTTTTAGACCAAACTTTTCAGCGTTCTTAACAACCCAGTCAAGATCACCAACTAGGTCGGCAGCCAAACCAATTTCGTGCATTGAACGCCCCGGAGGAGCGGCGGGAGCACCGGATACGTGTTTCCATCCTTTTCCATCCCAAGTCAAGTCTGCTTTTTCGTTTCCCTGGACAGGGCGATAACGATCCCTAAACATCCTTGCTTGTTCAGATTCAGACCTGTGACCTACACCAAGACCAACGTTTGGGTTAGCAGCAAACATTCGAAGCAGTCGATCACGGAATCGAGAATTAAGTTTTGAGAAAGATGCGCTATTTGACAGTTCGTTTAATGTAACTCGTTTAGCCGGACTGTTATAACCCATCGGTACTTTTGTTAGTTGCGGATTACCGCTTTTAGCTGTTGGAACAGGGTCGCCGGACATTAATGTTGCTCCAACGCCAGCCATTCCAATACCTATTGGAGTTGCCCCACCAAAAGTTGCAGCTGTTAAAGCAGCCCCGCCAACCATCAAAGCACCGCCTAGTGCCTTACGGGCGATGCTTCCTTTTGTAGATACACCGGTTCCGACAATGCCAGAAAGCTTGTCTTCAAATCGTTCCAAAGCTTTGTTTACGTTTTGAAGGTTCCGTTCCATGTCGGCGTAATTATCAGCCTGCCGTTTGTAAAACTGCTCGTCACGGCCCTCTTTAACACGAATAGTTTCTTCAGCCTGAGTTGCAAAGTTTTGTTCAATGCCCATCGCCGCACGGTGCTTTGTGTTGGCTGGGTCGTACATTGTTTTACTACCAGTTTTCTTCTGGTAAGACTGGTTAGCCTCTGCGTAATCCAAGACAAGATCAATCATGTCTGGCGGTACGCCAGATGCTTCAAGCATTGCTCGAGTATTTGAACCCTGTTGACGTGCTCCTGCTAGACGATCAGAATTAGTCAATCCAGTTCGTTGGACAATTTGTTTAATAACATCGTCCATTGAATTTTGTTTACCACCCATGCCGTATAGCCCAGTACCCATCATCATGGTCATACGGTTGTTGACAGCAGCGCTTCCTAGTGTTCCTGCCATTTGGGCCATTTGTTCAGTACTGTAGGAGTACCCAGACAAGGCACGAAGCCCAGCAATACCACTTGCGTTTAATTGAGCATTAATACCAGTGGATGCTTGTAGGGAAAGAAGGGTGTTAATGCCACCGTAACCAAGTCGAGAGCCGCGCATTGGGTCGCGCATTTGCTCGATGTATTGCATGTTTGAAATGCCCTTGTTTTGCTGATAGTAAACAGCAAGTTTGTCAACCGACAACGAACGCATGTAGTTGTTATCAATGCGTGAGTCAAGGGCTTGAATTCCCAAACTCAGAGCCTGTAAACCGTAACCAGCCCCTCGAGCAAGCATTCCAGGACCACCACCACCCGGTGCTCCACCACCTGGAGCGCCGCCACCGGGAAGCATTACAGCTTGGATGTTGGTTACAGTCCCACTCTGTGAAACACCAGATCCCGGGGCGCCCATCGGCAGTGCAATACCAGCATCAGTAGGGTTTTGCGAACCAGCACCACCGCCCTGAGTTCTTTGAATGCCTTGCATCAACTGCAAGGTCTTGTTTAATTTAGTGTTGATGTTGGGCAGGGTTCTATTAAGGTACTCAAAGTCTTTGCGGATTTGATTAATTGACCCAGCAAGTTTTTCAATGGCTTTAGTATCAACATTGAATTTGGCACGAAGGTCGCCCATGGCCTTGCCACGGCCCCCAGATTGCGAGGGATTCCCCGCAACGCTTGGTTCATTCTTTGCCATTGTTACTCCTGCCTATGCCAGCGGCTCATAGCCGCCCAGTAAACACGTTGACGCACGGTCATCGTTTTAATATCTTTTAGCGAAAAGCCTTTGTAGACAGAAGCAATCGAATCGTAATCCCAATATGTACCTACTAGATTAGCCGAATAAAAGGGAGGCCCAATTCAACATGATGGGAAAGGGCTTTTCACAATGGGCACAGTGGGCTTCCACCTCCCTGATTTCTGGCCCGGGTTGAGCTTCCA